ATGCCGAAATACCGCCTGGGCGGCGTGTTTTTCGCGGAGGTCTATGACGCGGATGGGCCGGTAAAGCTCAGTGCGAGCCGAGCCGTAGATAGTCCGCATCCTGTCCGGGGCGGACAGGTTCCCAGCGACTCGTGCTACGGCTCGGCCTTGAGACTCGACGCGATCGAACGAAACTCCCCGACTGTCATGCAAAAATTCACGGACACGTTGATGTGGGTGAGCGCGCACACTAAATCCTGATCCCCGGCATCGAGCGGGATGAAGTACCGCCCTCGCGCTTCAGGACGCACGGCTGGCGCGGGTCGGAGCGCGCAGCTCCCCGACAGCAGCACGCACAGGATCAGGCTCCGTCGCATCGCGTACCCCCGAGGTTTTTGCACACACCGGACACAGCATCCGGCCATCCGCCAACCGCTCTAAATCACGATCGTTTGTGCAGTGCGGACAGTCACTCTCCATTGCACGCCGTGTCTCGAAAGCGCGGGCGGTTGATCGGCAGAATCGCCCGCTCATAGTTCGCCAGCGCGATCTCGTCGGCCGGGTCGATCAGTAGGACGAATCGGCAGTCTTCCTCGCGCTTGGCGACGGCATCGGCTAAGGGCAATATTTCGGACAGACACACCCAGCCATCGGCCAATCACTTTGGCGACGAGCGCGGTCAACACGGGGCGGCTCTCCATAGGGATGCCTCAATAGTCGCCGTAGTCGATGACCCACCCGCCCACGTCATGCACCGGCCACCGCCGCTTGCACCTCTGGCAGCGCATCGAACGCCGCCCGCGTGAGGTACGTATTGCTCGGGAGGTTTGCTTTCATCAGCGTCCCGCCCCCGAACGTGTTGCCGCTCACATCCAGTGCTGTCACAGCCGCTCGTCCGCCTGCCCCCGCATTGGCGTAGCCATCCAGGTTGATCCCGTACGCCCCGATGGTGGAGTAGTTGGCTCTGAACGCGAGCGCTTGCAGGTTGCCCGCGCCGTGGACGAATCCGTCACTCTCGATCACGGAACCCCGGTAGAAGTAGATCAGGGAGGAGCCGTCTGTGACGATGATGTTGTCTTCAAAGGTCAGCGTGCCGGGCTCGCCGCCGATTTTGGCAAACTGCCCCGTCCCGCCGTACAGCGCCTTGCTGGCAAGAAAGACGTTCTTGCGCGCCAGCAGGCCGGTGAGCGGTGTGGGGGTATACGCGCTGTAGTTCCGGCCGAGGATGTTGAAGGTCGCCCCGACGTGCCGCACGTCGTTGTTCTCAATCAGCACGTCCTCGACAATCCCGCTCATGGACACCGGGGTTGTCTTCGCGCCGTCGAGGGCCGGGGTCAACACGATGGCTTCGCCGGTCTGCCCGTCTGCCCAGCAGCCCGAGAGCCGCGAGTTTCTGAGAATGACGTGCCGCCCGCTCTTGACCTCGAACAGGTTCTTGACCTTGCGCTTGACCCCATCCGTCTGCCACGACAGCGGCCGGGAGAGTTCCACGCCGTCGAGCACGATCCCGTCAGGCACCAGACCCGGCGTTCTCACCGCATCACCACCGGCTAAGAACACTTCGCTCCCCGCTTGATACCGTCCACCGTTGAGCGTGACCGCGCCCTGCGCGTTGCCGACGTAGACCGCTTGCGAGTCTTCCCCCGCCGCGCTCCAGCAGTCGAGGACTTCGCAGTCCTGCAGCGTCACCTGGTAGGCATGGATGCCGAACGCCCGCCGCCCCCGATGCATCGGTACGCGCGTCCCTGTGAAGCCGATATTTGTCGGTTGATCCGCCAGTGTGCGCTGATCCACGTTGTTCCCGATCAGCACCACTTCCCCGGCGTAGTCCGAGGTGAGCTCGCCCCCGATGACGTGGCTGTCCTTCGTGCCTGGCAAGAGCGTGAGTGCCGGTCCCGTCTTGCCGTGCGCGCCAGAGCCCGCCCGGAAGGCGAGCCGTGTTCCCGAGGGCGCGGTGTAGTGCCCCTCGAAGATCGCCCCGGCTTCGACTTCCACCGGCAAGTGCGTGTCCAGAGCCGCCTGCAGGGATTCCCCCGCACGGACGACAAGGATGGTCGGTACGACAGCGGTCAGATCCGCTTTGGCCTGTTGTGCCGAGGCAATGATCGCGTCGAGTGATGAGAGGGCTGAGGGAATATTCATGGTTGTGTCTTCCGTGGGGTCCATCGCAGTTTGCCGATCGCCGCGTAGCCAACGCCTTTGGCCCATTGGGCCGCCGCGCTGACTGTCCAACTTTTGCCGAGGTGCTTCGTGCCTTCGACAGTCACCCCGACATGCCCGGCCTGATCGCGGGAGGCGTCGAGCGCCAGTCCTTCGCCAGACGTGCCAAGTTGATCCAGTGCATCCTGTAAAGGGTGCTCGCGCGGGAGGGGCGGTAACTCCCCCGCTCGTCTGAGGGCGTCTGTCGCGGAGCCGGGGATGTCCGTCACCGGAGAATCCCTTCCGCCTTCGCATCCACCTGCTCCCGCTTAATCTGCATCGTGTCCAGTTCGTCCTGATCGGGGAGCGGATGCTGCTTCAGGTATAGCAACGCCCCTGTCACCGCCGACAGCCCCACCACGCTCAGCAAGGGCTTGATACCGCTGGAGAGGTTGAACGTCTGGGAGTCCGCCACGATCACGGAGAGGCCCGAGACGGCGCTGTTGATGGCCGCTGCCAGCAATCCGCGTAACCAAAGTTTGAATTTCATTCCTGCACCTGCTGTTGTCGCGCGTGTTCGGTCGCCATCATGTCGAGAATGTCCTCCACCGTTCGGATCGGTTCCCATCGCCACTCGCGCCTGAGGAAGCTCTGCCCACACTTCGCACAGGTGAAGCGTGCGCCCGCCTCACCCTTGAACCGGCGGATCGCCAGCCGCAGCGCACAACAGGACTTCATGTCGTCGCCGTGGTTGCCCGGCATCGCGTACCAAACTCGCCTTTCCCGAACCAGCTCACCATGCGCCACATAGTCCAGCGCCTGAACTTGTTGACGCCCCTTGCCTCCATGCCCTCTCGGAATAGCGCATCCGCTGTGCTCTTGTTCACGCTGAAGCAATTGCCTATCGCGTCCTGCAGCATGTTTTTGTAGGCGGCATCGTGGATGATGGCGGCGTAGTCGTAGTCGCCCAGCTTCGGCACAAGCCAGCCCGGCACATACGGCGGAATCGACGCCAGATCCGTGACGAGACCAGCCGGGGCTTGTACGACGGTATCGAGCTTCGCGGAGTAGAACCCGAGGGGTTCCGTGGTCATGAACAGACCTTTCCCCATGTCCTCTAAATAGAGCTTGCCGAGGAAGCGGGCCGGGCCTGCCATCACACCCCCCGCGTCCACGCTTCCAGCTTCGCCAGCCGTGATTCAATCGCCGTGAGCTGTGCGCTGACATCGACCGGTACTGGCGTCGGCGTCGGGACTGGCACAGGGACTGGCGTAGGTGGCACCACGACTGGCGCCCCACCCATCGCCGCCACGATCTCGGCGTCGCTCGGCGGGGCCGCAAACGTGTTCGGATCGGCGTCGTCTTTTGGATTGTTCCAGCTTGGTGCAGCGTCGGTGCCTTCGCGGCTGTTCACGATGTCCACCCCGCCCGTACGCGTACGCAGGCCGTCGCCCCAGTAGCCTTGCCCGTTGACCCGTGGCAGGAAATCGCCCGCGTCTTTCTTCTGCACGCCCCACAAAGGGCCAAGGTCACGCGCCACGGCGCAGACGAACCGGAAGGCGTTATAGGCCCGCTCCATTTCCGTCGCGCCCTTCCCGAGCACGGCTTTCATCGGGTGATTAGCAACGAATGCGCTTTGGTCTTCCATATGCGTCGGCTCCGGTGGATGAACAGGGGGAACAGGGACAGGATCGGGTTCAGTCGTGCCCAGATTGGGTAGGCTCGCAATCTCCGCGACGGTCAGCCAGTGCAGCACCGCTTGCCGGTCCTGTAATTTGACCGTGGCGATAGCCAGTGCATCGCCGCTGCGCTCGAAGCGCACGAAGTAGCAGAGCCCAGGCTCAAGCACGCGGCCATTCACTAGCAGCCCGCTTTCGTGGCCCTGCCCTGCGGTGACATCGCCGCGCACGGTGTATTCGTGGAGCTGCGCGCCAGGCGCGGTGTAGGTCGCATCGCCTGAGACGGGTACGCCGTTCTCGACGTAGCGGATACCCTGCGTCCCGATCTGCGCCATGTGCGATTCGACTTCGCCCGTCGCCAGGTCGAGCACGTCGTAGCTGTAGCCAGACGTGGCGATGTACAGCTTGCCGCCATCGAACCGGCACGGATTGACGCCGAAGGTTTCGTGCGTGTTGAGTGCTGTTTGGACGAGATGCCGCCACTTCCCATCGGCGTAGAGCCACGCGAAGCCCGATGAGTGCCCCTGTCCGGCCATGCAGATGCGGCCCTGAAAGCGCGTGCCGTCGAGGAACAGGATGTCTTCGCCGGGCAGCTCCACGCGCTCGCGGTAGGTCTGGATATGCGAGCCGGGGAACACGCCACCGTAACTGCCATCAGGCAGGCAGAACGAGTACAGCGCGCCCTGCAGAACAACGCGGCTCATCGTGTCACCACCGGATGTCCAATCGTCCGCTCGTGCATCCTGAACCCGTCTGGCCACTCGGCCGATCCCGGTAGCGGATCGCGGCCATCCCAGATGCTCTCCAGCAAGATCCCTTCAGCCGTGAGCAGGGAGCGGCCGTTGACCTTGCGGTCTACGGGCAGCTTCAATACCTTCGCCTGCGGCTGGCGCTTCACGCGGTGAACCTGCCTCATACCGTCTCCGCGGGATGCGCGAGTTCGACCGAACGATAGAGCGCCAGCACGCGACTGGCATATCGTTGGGGCTGGTCCGCTTTCCAATTGCCTTTCCCGCCGTTGTACCCAGCGAGTGCCTGTCGCACGTTCCCGCCCGCCCAGTCCACCATCGCCGCGAGATGCAGGCAGCCGTATTTCAAGCCAGTCTCAGGGACAAACAGATGCTCCGGCGGCTCCTGATAGCCGTACTGCTGCGCGGTCGTGTACATCACTTGGAGCAAGCCGTAGGAGCTGGACACCCGCTGCGGAATCATCCCGGCGTATTCGGGCTTGCCTTTCAGGTACCGCGTGTAGAAGCCCGGCTCGTACCGAAACGCACTGGTGAGCCCGCTGGACTCCGCAATGCACACAGCTTCGACAAGATTCGGATCCAGCCGATAGCGCGCGGCGGCGTGCTCGATGAGTGAGCGGTACGGCGTCACGGCCGGATCCGTTCTAAGAGCCTGTCGAGTTTCGACTCAATTCTTTCCATGCGATCGGTGTCATTGGCCCGCTGCGTTTCCAGCACCGTCACCCTGTCCCCGGTCTTGCGGTAGTCCCCGAACGCCCCGGAGCTGGCGGCCAACAGCCAGCCAAGCACCGTCAGGACCGCGGCGACGAGGCCCCAATTCACGCGCGGCAAGCGAGAGCCGACTTCGCGCTCCGCGTCAATATCCAGTGCGGTCATTGGCCTAGCCTCTCTCCCCGAAACACAAAGCGCGGCTCAACCTGCTCCACCTGCAAGTGGAAACGGTCAGAGCCGCGCGTGACGGTTCTAACTGGCGTCAAAATTGCTGAGGAACGGCGCAGACGCCTCTACGCACAGAATCTGTAGTAGCTAGCTACAGACCGCCCTCAGCAAACTGCACATGTATTACTCAGCAGTTCTCACCCTGCCGCCGCGCCCGCCGTGGACGCGGCCCCTACCTCCCCTACCCTTTAGTCGAGCACGCGAATCAGACTCGCGCCGCCGTTCCGATACGGCTCCGCGTTGTCGAGCAAGTTCATCCCGATCACCGTCCCGCGACAGTCGAAAAAGGACATCCCGATCGGGTTCGACTCCGCTGAGGGGCTGAGATACGTGCCGTGCGCGGAGACGGCCAGCATCCCGCCTGACCCGCTCACATCCGCTGAGGACGCATCCAACAGAAACGCCTGCTGGTTCTGAATCAGGAAGCCCCAGCCCAAAGCGCGCCGCACATGGACGTGCCGGGTGGAGTTCCCGCAGCCCGCCATCCCCGCGCCGTCGCCAATCATCACCCCGTGCCCCGGCGCATCATCGACCCAGAGGTTGTCCAGGCTGCAATGAAACGCTCCGCCCGCAACGATCACCCGGCCCACGATGTAGCAGTCCTCGATCACCACATGGCTCGCCTGCGTCTCGATAATCACGTCCCCGACGATGCGCTGGCGAGCAATCCGCACAAAGCGCGACTGGGCCGGGACCGTCACCGGCCCGCTGAGCGCCAGATCCTCAAAGCTCCCGGAGACCATCAGCACAACCACGTCCCGAAGATCCCGCTCTGCTGCTTCTGGTTGTCCCCGTTGTCCCCCAGCCATGTCGTCGTTCCTGTGGCGGCACTCCGTTCCAGCCAGGCGTAGAACGTATAGCCTTCGTTGGGCACCGTGAGCAGGGCCGCCGGAACCACGACGACCGCATTTGCCGCCGGCGCATCGACACGGGCCGGTTGCCCGGCGGTGGACGGGGCTGTCGTCGCGTTGACCCCGATCCCGGCGTAGAGAATCACGCCAGCATTGGTGTTGGCCGCCAGCGACATCGCGGTCAGGTCAATCGTGTCTTCCGCCACGCCCACTACGACCGCCACCTGATTCGCGGTGGAGGCCCGGACTTGTCGCCATGTGTCCGTCGTGTAGGTCCAGGTATCCGTGGCATCGACCGCGCGCACGTCTTTGCGGACGCGGTTGTAGTAGTTCCAGGTGAAGCGCTTCGCTTTCGAGTCTTCACACTGCCCCACCGTCCCTGTGGTCCGGTAGGTGCCCAGGTATCGCTTGGTAGTCGAGCCGGACTTGACGTACACCCCGTCCTGTTTGACCAAGGCGGTCGCGCGCGTCGTATCGTTCGTCCACGCCACCCGTTCGACGGTCGCGACACTACTGGAGACGTAGAAGAACACGTCATAATTCGTGTTCGCGGCATCCGCCCCCAGACTGATGGACAACTCGGTGAACGTCGTGATGTTCCAGGCGCTCCCGTCGTACGTGGCGCAGCGGTTGCCGCGGTACGGGGAGACGTAGACGACCGTGGCGGCCGTGACATCCGAGGCCGTAACAGGTGCGCCGCTCGTCAGGGTCAGGCGGACGTTGCACAAGTCGTTGAAGCTGGAGACGGCGACAGTCGGGGGCGTAGCTCCTACGTTGTCTTGCGTGTAGATCGTGGCCCCGGCCGAGGTCTTGACGATGATCTTGTAGTTGGCGGCCGAGAGGTAGATCCCGCCGGCGGCATTGCGCCCCGCGCTGTTTAGGACGATCGGGTTGGTGTTGGGGACCGACAGCGCCAGATCGGAATAGGTGGAGAGCGGCGTGGTCGTGCCGGCGATGTAGGTGTAGACCAACCCCCCATTGAGAGGGTTGCCGCTGGCGTCGAGAAAGACCTGTTGCGGGACTGGCATAAGCGTCCCGGTCTGGGAAGCGGCCGGAACCGCCAAAGCCAGCCACACGACGGCGGTGAGGATGAGGTGGTATACTCCCCGCCCGATGCCAAATTGGCGCCGCGTGGCAGTGGTCGGACTAGTTGAAGTACCAGCCTTGATCGTGACGATCTGGTTGCGCGTATACACAGTGCTCCTTGCTATCGGTTCGCTAGCGCTATGGTCGGTCCTACTTACCGTGCTGGTACTGTGGTTTGGGTTTGGGATCCGCTGGGGCTGGTAGCGTTCCCGGCCAGCGTGACCGCCTGCGCCCCTATCCGTTTGATCTGATTCGCTAAGCTCGCCACATGACCTGAATCCCCGCGCTGAATCGCTTTCGCGAGGCTTCCCATGGCCTGTGCTGTCTTCAGTTTCGTTGTCCATCCTGCCGACGCCACCTGCTCCGATACTTCCGCTATCAGGAGCCCGATTCCGCCGCCGGCTGAGGCGCCCGCAACGCGTGTCATCGTGCGTCGAAACATCGTCGGCCGCGCACGCTCGGCTTCGGCAGCGGCCTCCAATACATCGTTCGCGCTTTTGAACACTGAATACGAAGCGTTCGCTTTCGCGGTCTGTGGATCCCACTTCGCGAGGTTTTCACGCAGCACGCCGGTAACATCGGCCGCGCCCATCTTGCCGCCTTGCGCCTTAAGAAAATCAGCAGTCATCGACGGGTTATAAATCGCCTTCGCCGGTCCGTCGTATGCCTCGCGAATGCGCCGGATGGACTCGTAGCGTGTGAACGGGCCAAGCTCTTTCAGTTCCGCAATCGCACGATCGATCTCAGCCACGCGGGCGGCGTTCGGCGCCGGCACGACGTCTTGCCCGATCGGGCGCTCGATGCGCGGGAGAGTCGGTTTCATTTTGCCAGACTGGATATCTCGCACTGGCCCGGCCGGCGTTGGCTTCCCGCCTGCTCCAGGTTGCTCTGCATAACGCGGAATCGCCTTGCTCCCTTCGACAGCTTCAGCCGTGAGCGCCCGGCGACGTTCCAGTAACCCATCAATGAGCGGCTTGGTCGGAAACGTGCGCGCTGACATCCGAGCGTTTGCAGCCTCATCGAGTCCAGCGGCGGCTTCCTCCAGTTTCGCCCCAACTTTGCCGTGAAGCGCATCGCGCGACCAGCCCCCGGCTACTGCTGGTTCGCCCACGAGATCAGGTGCGACCTTGACCGCTGTGTTCGCAAACCGAGTCTTGTTCGGTCCAACCTTCGGCGTCATGACATCGGCGATACGTGCCGCCGCGCCCTCTTCCAGCGCGCCGGCTGCTGTGGCTTTCAGGCCGGCCGGAGCCACACGACGCACGGCGCCGGCTGTCGCGCGAATTGCGGATGGGGCGCCCATCGGAACCAACAGCCCAGCCCCTTTTCCGAACCCTCCAGCTACGTCGCCTTCCGCGATCTGCTCGCCCGCTTCAGCGGCTACTGGCCCCAGTATTGGCACAGCAGCGGCGAGCGTCCGGCCAGCGCCAGCGCTGGGATTGCCTCCGCGAAACTCTCGCACGGCCTGCATGCCCTGTTCGGCCTGTTGCGCGCCGATAGCCATCGCCGTGTCCTGTGGATGCCGCACAGCGTTGTAGAGCCCCGTGACGAGCGCGGCCGGGTTCAGCACGCTGCCAGCATTTGAGAGGAAGCGGCCGATCGGGCTGCCTTCCGGGGTTGGCGCTGAAGTCTCAGCCTTCCCCAACTCGAATGCCAAGCGCGGCGCAACCCAGAGGTGAAAATCCGACTCGGATAAGCCCTCCGGCGCCGAGGCCAGTAGTCGATCTCGAATCGCGGTGAATTCCGACTCACCGAGATGGCGCGGATGCGTGATGTAATCCGGCATTACCCGCCTCCCGGCTTCTTTTTCGCGTTCAGGTAGTCCTGATAACTGAGTCCGCCACCAGCAGCCGGCGCTGGGGCGGGTTTCTCCGCGCCCCCGCCCTGCTCACCGAGGATCTTCTTAATGCGCGCCATCTTCCGATCGCGAAGTGACTTGGAATCTCCCGGCTGCGGCAGCCCGGATCGCACGCTCTGCACGTCCTGCTCGGTCAAGATCCCGACGTGCCCAACCATCCGCGCCAGCATCGGCGTGAACATCGAGACGAGCGACTGATACTCGGCTACGTCGTCATCGAGGTTCAGCTTCGCTTTCTGCTTCTCCACGCCGCCGGCCATCTTCGCGTAGACGCCCTGTAGCGTGTTGATCTTCTCGGACAACTCCGCAATGGACGCCAGCACGGGCTGGGCGCGTTCGCGTGAGACGACGGCATTGCGCTGATCGGCTGTCGGCACAAGCCCGAGCGGCTTCCCGTCCGGTCCAGTCACCGCCGTGGCGGTCCCGTGCGTGCGATCGACCTGCATCGGGCCATTCGGTCCCACAATCACGATGGGCACAGGATCCCGGTACGGTCGGTCGTCTGACTGCTGATACTTCTTGCGCGCGTTCTCGACGTCTTTGGTCGAAAGCTGCTCGGGCTTTAGATGCCGCTCGGCCGCGTACCGCGACAAGTAATCCTCGAAGCTCCCGACATTCACATCGGGCGGCTTCGGTGGTACGTTTGCGATTTGCTTTCCATCCGACCCGAACCGCACATCCCCCGGATTCAACGTGAACGGCTCCGGCGCTTTCGCCTCTGGCACCTTCTGTGTCTTCAGCAGGAGCGCTGAGGCGACCTGTTCGTCGTACTCCTCCGGGATCAGGTCCGCCGGCAGCCCGTGTCCGGCCCACTTCCCCTTGAGCGCCTGCCAGGCTTCCTGCTTCATGCCTCCGGGCATCGCCATCGCCCAGCGCAGATCGCGCCCGAAGTGATCAAGCGTGACGGTCTCGTTCTCGAGATCCGCCTTGGTCACCTGCTGAAAGCCCTGCTGGATCGCCGTGGCCCGCTGGGCGCCGAGATGCGACACCAGCTCCTCGTACGACGGCGGTGGCTGAGACGGATCGGCGATGCGGCTGCGGAGCCACTGCTCCTGCTGCGCTTCCTGCTGTGTCGAGGCTTCATGCCGGCGCGCGTCACGGAGCTGTAGTTGCTCCATCTCTCGACGTGGCGCGTCCGCCTTCCGCTGCTGGTAGTCGCCGATGGCTCCTTGCGCGATCTGTCCGAGCGAGCCGATCAGGTGCGCGGTATTCTGCCCACGCGCCACGACGGCGCCCGCGCGCGTCTGGGCCTGTTGCCCCATGATCTCGGCAATGGAGCCCGTGAGCGGTGACTGATACGGCTCGTACTGGAACATGGCGTTACCGCGCCGCGCCCGCGCCGATGTTGGCGGCCTGAATCAATTTTGAAAACGGCTCGTTCTGATTGCGGTAATGCGTATCGCGGGCGTCCGTGTACTGACTCCATGCCCGCTGATAGGCGTCATTGGAGGACGACTCGCGCGCCCGGAACGCGCCGAGTGCATTGTTCCACTTGGAGTTCCAGACCCCGTACGCCCTATCCCAAATGTTCGAAAATTCTTGACTTCCGGCCTTCTGGCCGTAGTTCAGGATGTCCGACAGCGTGCCCCCGGAATTGAGCACGCCTTTCGCCGCTGCCGAATTCTCGATCGCGCCCCGGCCTTGATCGACCCGCCAGAGGAACGACGGATCCTTGAGCACGTCGTCCCCAGTGGGCTGCTCAAACTCACCTGGGGATTGAAACTCTGGGACAGCCGGGCCGGTCGGAGCGGTGCCTGTCCACGGGGCGAGGTACTCCGGGTTCACCGAGACCTGACTCAGATCAACGCCGCTCCCACCGCTGCCGCTGTCTGTCCCACCGTTCCACTGCCAGCCCATACTGGAGGGGTTGCCGCTGGAGAAGCTGCGCCCGACGTCGATGATCTGACCGCTCGGCAGCCGGATCTTCCCCGCCACGCCTGCAGCATTCCTGACGACCTGGATCCCGTGCTTCTGGAGCTTGGGCTCAATCTGCGTCAAGGAACCGGGATTGGCCGGCAAGGCCGAGACGTTCTGCAGAAACCACGCTTGCCAGTTCCCATCGGCGGGCGCGGTGTCCCACGGATCCGCCGCCGGCGGATTCGGATCGACCGGCGGCACAGGGGCCGGTGGCGCACCGGGCGGGGCGGCGTTCGGATCGACGTACGGCTGTGTGCCATACGCCGGCTCGTTCGGATCCTCGTACTCCCCGTACTTCGCGATTGCCATCGTTACGCTCCCATCCGTGCGCCGAGGGTGCCCGGCTGCTGTGCATAAATGGGCCGGGCAATCTGCCCGATGGCCCCCGCGCCAAACTGGCGATACGGCTGCATCCGTGCCTGGAGGTCGTCATACCGGCCCTGATCGCGCGCCAGTTCCGTGTCGTAGATCGCTTTGTTCCGGTCCTGCGCGAGCTGCCATTCCTTCTGTCGCTGCGCTTCTTGCTCTTTGAGGAATTGGAGTTGCTGCTCCTGTCCACGCGCCTGGATCTCAGCGGCTTGCGTGGCGGCGTTGTTGGCGGAGCGATTCGCAAAGATGCTGGAGAGCGCGCCGATGCCGGTCGTCACCAATGGGACGGCTGTGGCTGCTGACATCCCGCCTCCACCAGCGGCAATCGCGCCGAGCGTCCCAGCGCCTGCCGCCGCCGCGCCGCCAGCCGCCGCAGCCCCGCCGCCGGTCGCTGCTAAGGTTCCAGCCGCGCCCACGCCAGTGCTCCCGAACGCCCCCGCACCGGCTCCTGCGGCGCCTGCCGCCCCACCAGCGCCACTCGCCCCGCCCATCGCGCCCGCAAGCGGCCCGAAGCCCGCTGCGCCTGCTGTGGCGAGCGTGGCGGCCGTGATGCCGATCGTGATGGCGACATTGCGTGCGAGCCGGTTCTTTTGGTTCAGGTTCCCGGCGTTGTCGATGTGCATGCCGGAGGGAATCGGAATCCCCGAGCGGGTCAGCATCGCTTCCAGTTCGCCCTGTTGACTCCGCGACAGCCCAACCGCACGGCCGTTCGCCCCGATGCCGCGCGCCTTGAGAAACTGCTGATACGCCGGAGACGCCCGCAAGGCGATATTCCACTCATTGAGCTGCTGCTCAGGGGTCTTGCGCGTCGGCGTCGGCATGACAGGTGTCGGCATCGGCTGTCCTCTAAATCTGTTCGGCGACGTAATCGAGTTCGTACACCATCGGCGTGCCGACGCTCGCGTACGCGGTACTGATCTGGATCGGGGTCGCCGCATCCGCTTTCACGAGAAACGCCCCGCTCTGGGGTCGGTTCGTCGCGTTACCGGTATAGGCCGCGCTCGTCTGCTGACACGCGATACCGCCTTCCGTCGTGGAGACCGTCACGTCAAGCGAACTGCTGACACTCGCCGCCGTGGAGACGCGGAATCGATAGCTGACCCGGTAGAGCCCCGCCGCCGCGACGGGAATCAACGTGGTCAACCCTAGAGACGCCGTTTGCGCCGACAGCGCGATCGTGACAAGCGCCACCGCGGCATCCTGTGCCCGCGTCACGACGCTGCGAAACCATTCGTTCCAAGCCTTCGTGATGAGCCATGTCGGGGCCTGCCCACGCACGGGCGGCTCCACCAGCGGGGTCTGGAGCGGAGGCGCGGCTAGGTTCGCGCTCACGCGGCGGCCCTCGCCTGCTGGAATCCGGACCCGTCAATCTCCGCGCCGCTCAATCGCCACGGCGTGGGATCGCTCACGGTGACTTCGGGAACCCACATCGAATCACTCGACCCGCAACGCGTCCAGACGATCCGCCGATCGTAGTCGCCCATCTTGCCCGCACTCGCCATCCGCTCCGATCCCCACGTCTTCGCATTCCTGCTCGTCCGCAGCATGACCATCGGATCTGAACCTTGCCCTATCGGCAGCCCTAGGCCGCTTTCCGCCTTGAGCTCGAACCGGCTCACCTCCAGCCGTTGCCGCGAGCTGGCCCAGAGTGGCGGGCCGATGCGGAGCCTGCGGATCGCGCGTCCGTCTGACTCCGTGCCGATCGTGGTGTCCATCTTCGCAATCGTGTTGCTGCCACGGTTCCCGACCAGATGCACCCCAAACGCAAACGTATGGACCCGTGGTCCCCAGACGTCGTAGCGACCATTCGCAGCGTCCCAGACGCCCCGCTCGTGCCACGCCATCCCCATCGACAGGTCACAGGTCCAGGTGCTGCGGTTCTGCGCGGACGAGAAGTTGGCGTAGAGGTGGCCGCCGTCCTCATAGACGAGCACTTCAAAATCAGCGAGGGACGTGGCGCGCGCGAAGCCGCTCAAGGCGTGCTCGACGGCGAAATTACTGATCCGCTGCGGGGTATAGCCGCGCGCCGCGACCATCGTGCCGGACCCGTCCCGCCCCCGTGACAGCCAGGTCACGTAATCCCCCGCCACAGACGCGGAGAAGGGCGCCGGCGTGCCGTACTTGAAGAACGCGCCGGGAATCGGGGCGAAGGGTTGCGGAAAGGCGCCGGTGTCGTACCAGACCTCGCCGGTCTGTTCGCCGATGAGCCAAATCTCCGGCGGGTTGATAAGCATCGACTGCCACGGGTCCGGGGCCAGCGTGCGCTGAAAATAGAGATTCGGATCCCATGTCGTGCCGTCGTTGAGCGCCGAAAGCCGAACCTTCCCGTTGGCGATGTTGAACGCGAGGAACCGCGCGTTGATCATCCCGCCCATCGTCGCTTCGCCCGGCAGCACCTCCGTGAGGGTGTTCGTCGCCAGCACGTAGCAGTAGCCCGAGCCACCCGACGTAATGAGCAACTGCCCGCCGGTACTTCCGTTACCGCTGATCGTTGCGGGATAGTTGTTCTGTTTGACCGTCCCGCGGCTGGTGCTCGTCCAGACCGTGCCGCTGTAGAACAACTCCAGAAAGTCCGTGCCGATCACGACAAACGTCCGGCCAGCCATGGTGAACGCGCCGCGGGGCTCCAGCTGGTTCGAGGTAACCACGTCGATCTGTCCGGGCGTGGGATAGAGCGCGGCCCCGGTCGGCGCGGCGTCTGATTCAACGCGCTCAATCATCCAGTTGATCGTCCGCTCGCAGTCGGCTTGCAGCGACTGGGACGGATTGGAGGGGCCACAAAACCCAGCGTAGGGCGGCATTGCTTACCTAAAGTCTCCCAGTGGCATGTTTTCCATCAGTCCCGTGCGGGTATTTGCTCGTGTTTCTTGTGGCACTAGATGTGCTAGATTCGCCCTCATGAAACAATTCCTTCTCTGGCTCCGTGGTCCCAAATGCCCGATCTGCCGCTCCCGGATCGGCCTGTTCCACCCGTGCGGCTCGCGCCATGATCTGGCTGCCCTTACCACCCGTTCACGACCCCAGTAAGCCGCAACCGACTGGGCTCCGGCTGTTCTGGCGTCACACCTACGCACTCGTGTGGTTCTTTGGGTTCTTCGCGGTAGCGATCCCTCTGGTGCTGTTCGCAGGCGTGCTGGACGATCTGATTTTTCGGATCAATACCGGATCGTGGCATCGCGCCCCCGAATGGAGAGGGCACGTCCTGGACGCTGAGTTCTACAGCACGCCGCTCTGGCAACGTTACCGCCACCCTAGAAACACGCCGGCATCGACACCGCGCTGAACGCGAGGTCGTCATGGTCGTTGTACATGTCGTTCGGGAGCGAGAAGTTCCCATTCGACGGAATATGCACGCCGGAAAACCCTGTTGGGAGCGTGCCGGTGATGTAGTTCACCGCGAGATTCTGGAACCGCTGCACGCCGTCTACCCACACCTTCACGATCCCGTCATTCGCCGCATCGGATGTTTCGTTGTGCAGCTCGAATTGCCAGCAGCTCCAATTCCCAGTTGCGGAATTGACCCCACCATGCAGATTCGTCCAGCCCCACGCGGACAGCGTGTTGTTAGAATTGTTGCCGTTTGACGTGAACCGGATGTTGCCTTCTTCGAGCAACACGTAGCAGCCGCCGACAAATCCGCAACTGCTGCCGTCGAAATAGATGATCTTCTGATTCGCGCCATTCGCGGGAAAGCCAATGACCATGCCAGCTTCCCAACGCTTATACATCCGCATGTAGAGGGCGTCTGTCTTGCCGCCACTGAGCGCCGTTTCCGCGAAGTCGTAGATCAGACCGCCGCTATCGTTGTTGTGCCCGTTCCCGATCATCGTGCGATGGCCACGCCCACCGCGGCCGAGGGCGTAGTTCGAGGTCGTCTTGACCGAATCGCAGCCTCCGTCCGTCGTGTCCCAGTCCCCGCCGTTATCGACGCCGGCTTGGATACTGTCGAATCCAGGCGCAGTGCCGGGACACACATTTCCCACGACGGCTTTCTGGTCTACGTCAACCGTCCAGCCATCTGCGGATAGAAAAGACACTTCCAAAAAACAATCCGAACACGCCGCCGCACTCCCGCCCGCCGTCCCGCTGCCGCGCTGTCGCGAGCGCAGCCCTTGATCGGCATCCACGACACACGTCAGTGCCAACAGCGCCGCGAGCACACCCACACGCAGCCGCATTAGAACGACCCGCCGATGATGTGACCCTTGGTCGTCCCGCCAGTCCCGTCTGACATCTGTGAAATCAGCAGCCCCATCTGGACGCGCTTCGTGTTCGTGTCGCTCCACGCCCCGGCATCCGTGCGGGCGGTGTAGTAGATTTGCTGCCCGCCCGAGAACCCGTCGAGATTGGCGACGTTGTTCACTGTGACTTCCCGCAGCGCCACGGTGCCCGCGCCGGGCTTCACGATGAGCCGATACGTCGAGTTCGCCGCCAACGTGATGTCGGAGGTAAAACGCACCGTATGCACGCCTCCAGCTGCCACCGCGAACCGGACATCCTTATCGATCGCGACCGTCGCGAGAGGCGTAGTGCCGTCTACGTCATAGAGGACGAGATCCGCATCGGCATCAAAATCGCCATGCACCCACGCCCCGCTGACCTTTATCGGGAAGGGCGACGTGATACGAACGCCGGTTTCATCAGGCGTGCTCCCGCTGCCGTAGGCGGTGCCCGTCGCAATCGCGGTGATCGGCCACACGTTTGGGCCGAGATACATGAACGTCGAGTCGTCGCAGTGGACGCCGAGCGCGAGGGGCTGGCCCGTCGCCACATACCCCGCCCCGCCCACATCGGTCAGCCCATATGGCGCGATGAAAATCGGGACGCTCGTGCTCAGGGCGAGGACGCCAAGGTTGAGCGCATTCGCGGTGTTGGGATGCACCAGCACCACCGCCACGCGATCCCCGCGGGCGACCGTCGCGACAGCCGTGAGTGTCGCGGAGGCTTTCCACGTATTGTCGTCCGCCGAGGCAATGACCATCGCCCCGTTGCTATTCGTCGCCCACAGCGTGCCGGTTGGGAAACCCGTGGCGAGGTCTACGGTTTCGATCCGCGCGTCGAGCGTGTCGCCAGTCGTGACGGTGCGCGTCGAGACTTCGATGCGGTCGATGTTGCAGGCTTTCGTCGCCTCGAAGACGACCGCGCCCTTTTCCGCGTTCGCATCAAGCAGGAGACTGCCGAACGCCAACGACGCCGCCGAGCCCGAGGGCGGAAACTCTGGATAGAAGATCGGCCCCCCAGGCACCGCGACGTAGTTCTGCGCGTAGAGCGTGGCACTCGCGAGAACGACGACACCGAGCGCAAGCACACGCTTAGCGAACGACATAGGCGAGGCTCCCTGAGATTTGCCCGGCACCAGACTGGAGCAGGCAGAGATTATCGGCGTTGACGGTTGTCGCAATGACCGCCGCCTGGCCGGAACCCTTATTGATCCCGCTCTTGGCATCAAAGTTCCAGCCAAGCGCCGCTGTGGCCCCGCCCGCCAGTCCGACCGTGTTGGTTGCACACACAGACCCCGTGCCGGCCACCAGCGACACGTTCTGTGCGGTGGCGGTCACGATGTCGAGCGCGCAGATATAGATTTTCTTGGACGCGGTGCCGGTTACAAGTTGCTCGCCGCCTGTCTGATCGATTGGAACAAAGAGCTTAGTGACCGTCTGGCACGGGTCGAGTAATTCGATGTTTGTGCCGTCCGTGCGCTGGACGTAGGATTGTCCGTTTCGCCCAAGACACCAATACACTCGGCGTCCATTTGCAGCGACAGCCGTGCACGGCACATCAGACGCATACCCGCCCACCGGCACAGGGTTGCCACTGCTCACCGCATCGTGAGCCACGTCATCCGCGATAGGACCGGCGCTGTTCGCCACACGAACCGTCCAGACTTGCGCCGAGGGTGATCCTGCCGTCCCGAACGTCACCCGCCGCCACACAGACCCGTCGTAGGCTTGCTGTAGGGCGTTCACGTTGTCGTTCGTCTGCCCGGTCGCTATCGAGGCGTCGTCCGCGTCAGTCGTGGCAGCGCCACCCCCGCCACCACCCCCACCCCCACCGCCTCCGGCCACTGCCGCGATCAGGTCAATCACCGCCGTACCAGAGCCGTAACTCGACATGCGGGCTTGCAGAATGGAGTAGCCAGCGACTGGACACGTCCATGACCCCGTACTCGTCGTGGAATTCGCGGCCGTGCTCGGCGTCTCAGGCTTGAAACAGTCCACCGTGATGGCTGTCGTCCCAGGCGCCGCGATCAATTCAAAGTTGACCGTGCCGCTGTAGGTGCCCGACACCGTGATCGAGGCCGTGCCCATCCCGGCGACCCCGAGCGTCACGCTCCCGTCCGCTGAGAGTCCCCGATGAGTGCCTACCGACTGCGCCAGCGCACTCTGAGGCAGCACCAGCAGGAGCGCCAGCAGGAACCACACCCGCGTCCGAACGTCATAGCGAATCATGCAGCCCCTCTTGTTGGTGAACTTACCGCCCCGTCAGATAGTCGAAGGTCGATCCCCCGCCGCTCGGCATCCCGAAATCCCTGGTACAGAGCGTCGGAATCTTCGCGTTGGTGCTAAAGATGCGTGCGCGGGCCTTCTCGGCGTGCCGTCTGGTGTCCCCTGACAGCGACATGCGCATCGGCGCCGCCAGATGCTCCGCGAGCGTCAACGTCAACGCCTCCTGATAGCCCGGCGGCATCGTGAACGTGTCAGAGGCGGTCAAGGCCGCGAGCACGACGCGCGATTCCAGCGAGACGACCGACGCCGCCGTGGGAATCGGATAGAAGAACAGTTTCCCGTTCGGCCAGTCCTCTTCGTAATACACGTCGGTCGGAATCGCGGAGGTCTGACCCGGCACAGTGAGCCGGCGATACCACGCCGCGTCTCGAATCGCGATCGGCGAGTACGACCCACTGACCACCAGCCGCGCCGACTCGATGCTGACCGGCCGCTGCGCCGTCACCCACGTCCCGCTTGGTCCAATCGTGTGCGGGCTCAAGCTCGGCGTGAGCGTGAACGACGCCAGTACTTGCGTGTAGACCCCGAGGCGTTCCGCGTTCCAGCTATCGAGGATCGCGTTGAGCCGTGCGAGGCCGAGCGCGCCGTCTTCGCCACTCGGCGGATCGACGGCGTTCAGGACGCCCAACTCCTGCAACGCCGCGGTGACGAGATCGGCAGCCGTCATCGACGTTTATGCACCGCTTTCGTCGGCTCAGGCTTGTCAACCTTGGCCGGTTCGGACTCCGTGATTTCGCCGGCCGCGAGCTGCAGGGCGTGCCGTTCAGCCGCCTGTTCCGGCGTCAACGGCGGCATCAGTAGCCACCCGTCCGCCAACGCCGCGTCGAGTCCAATGGCGTCCTCCACGCGGAGATATTCGCCGCCCGCGCGATGCACGTGTCGTGGAAAATCCATTTACGCGCCCACAGCTTTCAGGACGGCAAAGTTGATGATGATCGCGCCGGTTTCCGCCGTGCCGCCGGCAGCGTTGCCATTCACCACGGTGAGGCTGAACGATCCCGCCGCGACAGCGGACACGATCACGTCCGTATTGAGCGCAATCGACCCCGACCGGATCGAAGCCACCACGACGTCCCCGATGGCGACCGAGGTATCGGTGACGACAAACACCGCCGACGCTTCCGCCGCGAGCGAGGTGTTATCGGTCGTAATCGCCCCGGACAGTCCCGTACAGGTGACTCCGGTGGCTCGGTTGGTAATCTGCGTGACCGCACAGCCCGCCCCAGTGGCGTACCCGACGCCCGCAGTCGCGCTGGACGATCGGATCGCACCTGTGGCCGCCAGTGAGGTGGCTGTAGCCGCCCCGAGCGCCGGGGTCACGAGGACTGGCGACGTGAGCGTGGCGACCCCGGTAAACGTCCAGGCGCCGGGAATGGTGTAATTGAACGACGGCATGAACGCGCCGCCGCTTTGCTGCGCGACGACCCCAACACTGAGGAGCGCCGCGATCGTGAGGGCATACAGAATTCTTCGCATCGGTCAGACTCCTTGAGAGAAACAGGGGAGAGCGGATCCGATGGACCCGCCCTCCAGTGACCGATTACGCCGTCGCGGCGGCCACACTGCCGAACGCGTACAGATCCCACGAGTCTGCCGAACTGCCCTGGGCAATGACGCCAGTGCAGCGCAGCTTGAGCCGCTTCGAGGCATTCGCCACGACGGTCAGCACCGCCGCCACGCCCGAGAGCGACTTCGCGGTGATGCCCGTGCCGACGACGAGCGTCAGCGTGGTGTCACCGTAGTTGACGACATCGACATCGAACGTCGTCCCCACTTCCACACCCGGGATCGCCGCATTGAGCAGCGCCGCGGTGGGCAGGGTGAGCGACTGCGCGTCGTCGGTGTCCGGGGTCAGCAGCCCGCCGAGCAGTTGCGCGGCCGTGAGCGTCACGACACCGCCGCCGGTCGTCAGGACGCCTTCATACGGCGTGGTTTTGATCATCGCCACGCCCGAGAGCAGCGGCGAATTGCGTTCCGGGGTCCGTCGAGTACCAAGAGCCATGTCTCACTCCTTCAATCACTGATCCAAGACGACGCCTCGGCAGGCAGTGACCCTGCCGAGGCGTACTGCAGGAACGATTAGCCGCAGGCGATCGCGACGGCGCAGGCATCGTTGTAGAACGTGCCGTAGCCGATCTGGACGTCGAAGCGGTTGATCATCTTCGAGGCCCGTGAGTCCCACTGGCGGATGAACCGCACCGAGATCCCCGAATCGGGATCCCGCTTCTGGCTCACCAGTTCGACACTGGACGACTTGGGCTCCTCGAGCTCCACGCCGACGAGCGCGAAGGCATTGCGATGGAGCGCCAGCCCAACCTGCCCGACTTTGCCGTTTGGGGAGGTCGTGCCTTGCCACATCGTGACAACCGCGGTGGCAAGGGGCAGCGCGTCCACGTTCTGGTACTGCGAGCCCGGCCCATACATGGGCGGCGAGAACGAGACCGTCGCGGACGAGGACACCGCCGTCGCATCCGCCGTGATCGTGAAGTTCTTCAGCGCCGTCGAGACGCCGAAGGTGCGCCGGGTCTGCGGATGCACCGGGAGCACGGCCGCAAAGGCGATCTTGTCGCCCGCCTTGAACGTGTTGCCGGTGGTGCAGGTGATGGCGATCGAGCTGATCGCGTCCGTGCCGGTCTGGGTCGTCGTCACCGTGGGCGAGGTGGTCGTACCCGCGGTGTGGCGATAGAGCGACATCGACTCGTACCAGTCGAAGCCGTCTGCCTGGGCCACGATGCCGGTGCGGAACTGCTTCGAGATGTCCGAGACGGGGTTGTTGAGCGCGATGTTTGCGGTCTTGACCGCGCGCATCACCGCAGGCGGCAGAATCAGCGCGCGCTCGCCGCTGTCGGGGCAGCCGAGTTCCTGCATGATCTGCCGCGCGGCGGCCGACGTGGCGTCATACGTGGACGGGTTGGTCCCAAGCGCCCCGGTGACGCTGGCCGAATTCTGGTACGCGTAGAGCGCGCAGCGGGAGTCGATCTCCTGCGCGAGCTGCGACATGGCCGGGTCCAGAATCTCTTTCGAGACTTTCTCTTTCCCGCGAGGCGCACGAAGGGCCTGCTCAGCCGAGTCCCACTCGAAATCGATGCCGAACGGCTCATCGAACGTGATGGTCGCGTGGCGGCGCTTGATCGCCTGGGGGTTGTAGTCGAGCCCGTTCCGCACGGTGAACTGCTGCGGAAATGGCACCTGCACGGATTCCCCGATGGGGAACTTTTGCTTGAATTCCTTGTTGTAGTCGGTGTTGAAGTGGTTTGAGACCGCTCGCTTGCTTTCGAGCAGGTCCAGACTCTCCATCGCCAACCACGTCGCGTACTCGAATGTATTCGGCATGGGGTTATCTCAGGTTGGCCGTGCGGTCGCGTAACCGCGCCGCTTTGTAGGCCGCTTGGTCTCCACTCGCCACCGCGGCGTCCGCGGCATTCGCCGGAGCGCCAGGCTTCGTGCCCAAGGTCGTCGGGGGCGGGGGAGCATCGGTGACGGTTTTCGGAGGCGTGATCGGCTTCGCGGTGCTCAGGCGCGCTTCCAGCTTGCCCATCTCTTTGAGCAACTGGGCTGGCATGAGCCCGGCGATCCGGGTCAAATCCTCCGGGTGATCGCTGAAGTGCCGCATCAACTGCGGCGCCACTTCCGACGACAGCAACTCCTCGGCAATGGCATGCATCCCCGTGGGTTGCGCGGTCCACCGGCCGTTGGCGTCCCGAATCGCATCGAACGGCTTCAGCGTCTTCACGTCGTCGCTGAGGCTGTTGAAGAAATCCGGGTCCGCTTTCACGGCATCGGCGATCCGCACCCGGAACGACTCATCCCGCGCCTGCATCGACTGCGACCGCGCTTCACGCTCGTGCGTCTGCGCCTTCTCGGCTTCGAGCGCGGTAAACCGCTGCTCGGCTCTGAAGTCCGCGCGGGCATCCAAGTAGTCCTCGTAGGAGGACTCCGGGTGCTCGGCGAGGTACGTGTCGTAGGGCGGGAACGGCGCGGTAGCAGGGGCCGGTGACGGGGCGGCCTTGGGTACGTCTCGTGGCTGCTGGCGCGCTTCCAAGTCGGCGGCTTTGCGTTCGGCCGCCTCCGCGCGGGCAATCGCCGCGCGTTCCTTGGCGAGGAGTTCCTTGATGCGGGTTTCCGCGTTCTTCGGCTGTGGTGTGCCCGGTTCCGAGGCGGGCGGGTCCGTCACCTCCGTTGAGGCGGCCTGTTCCACAGGCTGGGCGGGGGACGACTCCGCAGCGACGTCCAAGGGCTTGCCACTCCGCTCCGCTTGACGCGCGGCACGGTAGGTGGCGACATCGCCCGCGGCCACAGCGCGTTCTGTCGCGGTGACAGCATCGGCGGTGATCGGGGCGGCCGGTGACGACTCGGCGATTCCGTCTGTGATCATGGCTTCCTCAACAACGCGGGGCAGTACAAGGAACAAGGCGCGTGCGGATCGGCTTTCGCCACTCCACAACGCGCCCTGTCGTTGCCTGCCCTCTGTACGCTCTCCACGCGGGCTGCGTGTTGTCGGCGCGGTAATTAGGCGCGCCCGAGAGAGACGATCGATCTAGCTATCTGTGCGACGATTCTCCGATAGCGGCTGAGCCGATTGCAAACGGATCACGCGCTCGCGCCCTCGGTTGGTTCCGGGGCCAGATCCGCCGCCTGCTCCTGTGCCGCCAACTGCCCGGCAATCCCCTGCTCGCCCGCTTCCAGATTCTGCTGGTGCGCCACGTCGCCCGCTTCAAGGCCCTGAGCATGCCCAGCCGCCGCCATCGCTGCCTCGTGCTGGCGGGCCTGATCGGCTTCGTACGACTCGTGCGCATGCCCGAGCGCCAGCTTTTCGTGTTCCAGCTTGTCGGCCGCTTCCTGCGCGTACCCCTTCACCGCGGCGGCAATCTCCGCAACCCGAATCGTCGCGGCGTTCCGAATGTGCTGCAACTGGATCTGCAACTCGCCGTCGATCTTGGCCTTCTCGATGGTGGCCTGCTGCTTCGCTGCGTCGGTCTCGAGATCCTTCTGCATCTGCTGCGCGGCCTGCATGACCTGCTGGAGTTGTGCTTTCGTAGACATCAGCTCCTGCTGGACCTGTGCGGGATCCCCAGGCTTGGCTTTCGAGGCCCGGAGTTGCTGCACCTGTGGCGGCTGCATGGTCTCGAGCAGTTCCGCCATCTCGTCGCCCAAGGGTCCGAGGTTCTTGAGCTTCACGATGAACGGTCCGAGGAGCGCGAACGTCTCCGGGCTCAACTGCGCCAAGGTATCCGCGAAATCTGACGCCGCATCGCGTTCCGACTCGAATGAGGGGCCGGTGGACACGGTGACAAGGTGATCGCCCTTCGTGCTGATGGAGTCCTTGTCGTTCGGATCGTTGATGCTGATGACCTCGGCGGTATCATTCGCCCGTCTGACGCCCACTTTGCGCTTGGTGTCGTAAATCTTGTCGATGAGGTCTTCACACACGATCCCGACGTGCGTGATCATGTCGAGGTAGTGATCGGTGAAGTGGAACGAGCCCCGCTGGCCCGCTTCCTCGATGCGCTTAAGAGCTACCCCGGACTTCTCGTTGCGCCGCTGGGCCTGCGTCGGCAGCGGTGACTGCCCAATCGCGGCCTGTATCGCCCGTCGCGCCGCTTCCGCGCCCACTTCAAGCGCCTGGATCGGCGGCTCATACGGCTGCCGGACCGGAAACTCCGGCGGTTGCCCCATCAGCCCGTCCACCATGTTCTCGACTTCGATCACCGCCACGGGTTCATGCAGCGACTTCTGGAGCGCGAGCAACTGATCCGGCTTCAGCGAGCCACGACGGGCAAAATACGGGAATTTCGGGGTCATCCCCACGAGTTCCAGTTCGCATGTCCGGTAGTAGCAGTAGAGCATGTAGGGATCGCGCGCCAAGCGGATCATCGAGAGAATCTTGCGCTTGGAGCCAGCCCCTTGGTCGAGATAGATCACTTTCCCGAGGCAGGCAATGATCGGGATGTACTTGCCTCTCCAGGGGGTCTCTTCCAGCTTCTCGACGCCGTTGGTCAGGCACTGATACACGCTGGGATCGTCCACCTCGCGCGTGGTGAGTACCTGTCCTGGGACCGGCTGGCCCTTGAGTTCGTCCTCGAAGATGCCCTGTACGTCGTCCTGTGGCGCCTGCTGGAGGTTCAGGACGTTCCCCGGTTGTTGGGGCGCTTGTGTCTGGACGATCAGGAGTTTCCGCTTCGTGGTCCGAATCTTCCAGTGCTCAGACACCCACACTTGGCGGTCGGTCACCCATGAGGGCGCATCCTTCGCCAGATCGTTGACCGCTTTCCCTTCGATCTTGTGCTTGGGCCAGCGGCGGTTGAAGTCTTCGCGCGTCCACGGTTCCCGGACCCAGCAGTGCTTCATGTCTGACAGGTCAGGCATTAAGGCATACGGGTCGGGGGTGATCAGGTCCGGGTTGTGAACGGGATCGATCCAGATGTCCTGATTGGTCGAGCGGGAATGCTCATACCGCGTGTTGACACGGCAGAACCCGTAGGACCGCTGGACCGCGTTCTCAAAGGCCGTCGTGTAGGCAATCTGCGCGCGGGAGCGGTACTCAATCTCCCGCATCTTGTCGGCGTAGAATTCCGCCGAATCGTCATTCGCCCCGTTGCCCACCGGGGCAAACTTGATGGCGCGCTTGTTGGCGCGGACTTCGTTGACGACCTGATTGGTGTACTGGCCGAGTTCATCGAGCGAGATGCAGACGCGGCCGGCATCCTCACGGGCTTTCCGGTCCTTCGGATCCCAGGGATCGCCGGAGGCGTGGCGCATGTCGATCGCGCCCTCGTCCCGGATGTCCTGCCATTCGGCGGTATCATCGGCGAATTCCTGCCGGAGTTCTTTGAGGTCAGCGGACACGGCAGGTATCCAGCCATGTCAGGCGGGCCGGGCCAAGGTCACGACGCAGCGCGAGCATGGCTTCAGTGACAGGCTTGAACGCGCGTGAGTCGGCGGGTTCGTCGTACAGGTTCTCGCGCCCCCAACAGGGGCGGGAGACAAGCGTGACCGCCACATCGAGCGGCACGCGGTACGCGAGACGACCCCGGATCGGCGCGGAAGGCTGCAAGGGTGTGCAGCCAGTGTGCGGAATTACTGAGGCAGGTTCAAACGCCTTGGCGGATGGCTGTGACGGCCGGGTGAATGATTTCGACCATCAGCCGCTCTGTCGTCATGCGCTCCCATGACTCGACCGAGAGATTCACGGACACGCTGCGCGTCTTGCCGTTCACATCAACGGCCGACAGAATCACAGTCAATGACCCCTCAGGCGGCAACGGTACCGTGAGTTGCATCGTGCGCTCGGCGTGGGCGGCGCGAATGTTGTCTAGGTTGCTGCCGGCTCCAATAATCCCCATCACGTCCACCTCATCATTTTGTAACGTGCCAATAGAAGATCCTAGCCCCAGCGCGCCGGCGGGCGGTACGGCGTCAGTGGTGCCGCAGGCCGCGGTGACACCACCTGAGCATACGTGAGCGCCAGCGCGTCCCCATCATCCGGGCTGTCCACCCCGCGCTTTTTCATCTGCTCCTTGGACTCCAGCAAGAGCCGGTCCTGCTTGTCATGGAAGTAGCCCGGCGCGGTCAGGTCGGTCTCCAGATGGGCGGTTGCATCAATCGCCAGTCCGCCCTTGAGCGCATCCCGCAGCTTGCCCCACATGAACGCGCGCATGTTGGCGTACTTGGGATCGGGCGACTCCCCGCCGAACTGCACGTCTACGACGTTCCCATGCCCGAGCTGACGGAGACGATCGGCAATCGGCCCACCAATGCTGCCGCCGGTGGCATCGACAAACATCATCGCCACCTTGCGGCCGTCGTAGGTGCGCCCCATGACGTCCGCGGCGAGGGTGACGAGCTTCATGGAGTCTCTGGCTTGTTCTCCAGGAACCCGTATAGGTGGAATTGTGCGGGCGTCATTCCCACGGCGGAACCGCAACACGCACTCGTCAGACCCACCACGCGCGAGGTCCAGTCCGCAGACGAGAGGGTCATCCACAAGGGCGGTAGCGGCTCGCTGCTGGGCGGAAAAGACGCTTGCGGAGTCGATAAATTGAAGGTCAGAAGCGGACGGCGGCAGGCCCCGCACGCGAACACGTACGAAATCGCTGTCTTCTCCATAGTCCTGAATCCACTCGTCAATCAGCGCCTTGTTCGTAAACCGCGACGTCCGCGAATCGACAATGATGGGATGCCATCGATGCCGCATGGACCCAAAGCACGCTTGATGGAACTTCCCTTGTGAGCGCGTGGCATTCCCGAACTGGAGCATCATCGGCTCGCCGTCCGTCATGCCGCCTTCTGCCACTTCGTGGATGATGTCCGGGATGCTGGAGGCTTCATCGAAGATGTAGACCGAACTGGAAGTCTTGGCGTGCTGTCCGGCGAAGGCTTCAGAGTTCTGCTCTTTGCTCGATTGCTTCGCAAAGAACCAGCTCTCCTCGTGACCAAACCGGGCAATCTTCTCAGAGTTGATGTTGAACCAGTGGGCTGTGCGACAGAGCTTGTGCCAGCGCCGGAGCGTGGCCCAGGTCTTCGTATCGAGCTGGGTAATCGTGTTCGCGGTGACCGTCCCTTGACACTGGGGCCGCGTGGACATCACCCAGAGGATGATCCAGGCCGTGACGACAGACTTCCCGATCCCGTGACCCGAGGACACGGCAAACTTGATCGGATCGACCGGCTCACGCCCGACAAAGCCACGCTTGCGGACTTCCGCGCCGAGCGCAAGGAGAAAGTCCCGCTGCCAGATGTCCGGCCCCGGCTCGTCCTCAAGCTGTCCGGGCTCCTGCCACGGGAACATCGCCAGCACGAACCCGAGCGGATCCGCGTAGTACTGGCCTACCTCATCGTGGAGGAGTTCTTCGTACGTGGGCCGCTTACTCGGTACCGCCACGCGCCTCAGCCGCCCGCTTGCGTCCAGCTAGGAGCTTGGAAATCAGCTCGGCTTCGCCCGTCAGCTTAATCTCCTGCTCCTGCTCCTTCGGCTTGTCGATCGCGCGGTTCAGTAGATCGGTGAAGGCTTGCACGCACGGGTCTTTCTCCCAGACTTCGATGATTTCTTCATCCGGCTTCAAGCTGCCGGCGCGCAACTCACCGACGCGCAAGAACTTGCCTGTGGCCTTTTCGCGAACGACGAGGTATTTGATACCCTTCGCATTCTCGATCTGGGCTTCAACGAGCGGTGCCAGCGCCGCCACGACCATTGAGCGCACCGCGGCCCGAGCCTGCTCCTTGTCGAGCGTGCTCAGCCACTTCACGCCCTTGGGCTTGCCGGCGCCCTTCCGTTTTCCGCCGTGGCTCTTTTTCAAGATTTCAATAAAACGTTAGGAATTAGATCACTTCGCCACAGGCGGGAGACTCCGCATAAACCACCAGAGCTTCAGGCGCATCCGCTGACGGTAGCACCACCACATCCACCCTGATCGGAACGACTGCCAGCGCGTCATTGGCTGCGGCGCAAGAACCCGCAACGAAAGAAGCTCGGCTTGCCGACTGCGTACGTCGTTCAGTTTTCGCTGTAACGCCTTCGCATCGCTCATACTCACGACGCCTCCCGCTGTTCCAGCATCAGCCCCCGATACAGCCGGCGCACCTTCAGCAGGTTCCTCAGCGTCACCGTGTCCGTGTGCAGTTGCAACTGAGGCGTCTGCAACCCGAGGCGTCTGGCAATCTCCGCATACGTGAAGCCTTCAATCCGCAGCGCCTTGATCTGCTTCCAGGTCTCACGCGCGCTGACCTTGGCCCCTAACCGTTGGCGGCCGGTGGCCTGCTGACGCCTGAAGGCAGCCTGATACGCGGCATTGGCCGCCCGGCAGGGTGTGCAGGCACAGCCCCCCTGATACGTACGCCGCGTCCCGTGCTGAAGCTCGGCGCTACTGTGCAGGCGCAGACTCCTGAGTGATGAATTGTGAGGAACCCACCGCGCGGCTGAGAGCGCGCAGCGTACGCTTAGCTTAAAGGCTGAGGCAGAGGAAGGCCAATAGTAGTGGCTAGATGTTGCCGTTGTTGCTAATGTTGCCTATTGTGCTACGTGGAACATTCACCACATGCTGATCGACTTCCGATTGCCGGAAGCGCGTGAAGCGATTCGGGCCGACAAGGCTGTAGGCTATGACGCCCTTGCTCATCCACCGACGAAGCGTCTGCATCGTGATCCCCAGGCGACGAGCCGCGACACTTGGACGCAACCACGGATCTGGCGCTGTCTCACTCATAACCCCCCTCAGCTTTTCGATGGAAGATCGTCCGTCGCGCGTGGACCTTCAGTCCCTCTCCCACTGACAGGATCAAGGGGCGGCTCCCCGCTGACGGAGGAGGAGGACAGCCGATCCGCTATGCGATCCAACTCGTCGGCCAGCCAGCGATCCCGCTGGTTCATCTCAGCAGCCGACACGGGCGAGAGCCATGTCCGACTACGTAAGTCCTCTGCGTAATCGCCCAATGCTTGCAGCGCCTCGATCCGCTCCCGGTGTGTCTCCGGCGACAACTTTTCTTCCATCGCTTGTCTCTTTCTTTTTCGCTTTGGTCGTTCAGGCCTGCCCTGTAATCAGAGCCTGCGCCTGTAGCAGCGTCCGTTCACGCAAACATGAATAGCGACTCTGTTTCGGAGTCGCACACCACGCCGCACCGCCGCAACGTATCAACATCCTCACGCGTAATGACAGCAGCGAGCTTTTCAAGGTCCACATCAAGCCAAATCTGGTCGTGCTCGGCAGCAGACACCATGTCGGACGTGCCAGGCACGAGGCTGTCGAGTAAGAGAAACGCGCAGAGGTCTGGACGGTTCGACAGCCTACGCTCGCCAACCACACGATCAAACTTCAGAAACTCGTCCATATTGCTGTCGCCGTCCAGCAGTTCCTGTAATTCTTCGACTGTCATCTCACTTCTCCTCCGGTACAGGCGTAGACGAATCTCCGGCGGGCGGCTGCGGAGGACTGGAAACGCTCCCCGCCGCCTGATTTCCTCCGCGCGCCGCTTGATCTTCTTCGGCGCTCCGCAACTCGCGACGTTGTAGGTGCCATTCGTTGTACCGCTGTTGACGGCGCTCGTCTTGCTGCGTGCTGGCCATCTCCATCGGCACACTCTTGCCTGGCGCGATAAAGCCAGTCTCCCGATAGAACTGCTCTGCAATTTGCTCAAAGGCCGCCGAAGGGCTGGACTGCCATAACTGCATCTCGGCAAGCACAGCATCCAACTGTTCGGCGATCTCCGGCTCCTGCTGGGGAGGGACCGCTCGCCCAGGTAATTCGTGAGGTGCGTTCTTTGGGGTTGCGGGCTTGCTCTCTTCGCGGGCATCTCCCACGGACCCACCGTCCACGCCGAGCGCCTGTTGGCATTCTTCGCAGATGTATTCCACTGTGTGCATCGCGTTCGGATGGTGATCGCACGGTCCAGTGACGAGCACATCCCGGAGTGCCAACGTTAGCGCATGACGAGAGAGACGACCGTTGGTATCGGCGGCTTTCTCGAACGCTTTATCAACGGCACGCCGTAACGGATCGTGGGCAGGATTCATCGTCGATCCTTCTCGTATTCGAGGGCGCACGCCTGATTGATGCGACCGATCAGTGAATACACCACGCCGTGCGAGTCGTGACGCGGCACGCCCATCACGTCTAAATGCCGGTGCGCCATCGTGGCATCCGTATGAAGCAGAAACGGCTCACTCTCAGTCTCTTCAGCCTCGGCTCGCTCAAGGAACTCCACCGCATGTTCCATCGCGTCAATAGCGCGGTCACAACTGCTCGTGTGGCTGTGCGCGCAGTTGATGGCTGTGCGTAATACACCAATCAGCACGTTGCGCTCATTCGCTGACAT